TGGTATTGCACAACAAATAGGTGGTAAGTAATGCTTGGTAATTTTTTTAGTCCTAATGAAAAGCGACAAATCAGTTTTCAATCTATTTGGGGTGCTGGTGATTCAATCGCTTTTCAAACTGAGTCCAGCGCAAACATTGACCAAATTACTTCTATGCGCATCAGCGCTTTCTACACTTGTGTTCTTTTAATCTCTGACACTATTTCAACTTTGCCTGTTGATTCTTTTATTCGCAGAAATGGTGATCGTGTTCCCTATCGTCCAAGACCAGCGTGGATCCAAAAACCTGACATCGATTTACTGAAAAGCGAACATTATCAACAAGTGCTTGTGTCTTTACTTCTTGACGGCAACGCATATGTCAGAGTCTTTAGAGATAATCGTGGAGATGTAGCAAATCTTGTTTGTTTAGATCCTTATAGAGTACAAGTACAAAGAAACTTTGTGACAAAAAAAGTTGAATACATTATTGACAACCACGAAGCCGGAGTTGTTCCAGCCTCAGAAATGTTACACATCACCGAAATACGCAAACCACAAGCCTTAACTGGTTTGAGTCGTGTGACAGAACTTCGGGACAATCTTGGTCTTGCCTCTGCTTTACAATCCTTTGCGGCCAGATTTTTTGGTCAAGGTGCAACAGTTAATGGCATTATTGAGTTCCCAGGGAAACTAACATCAGAACAAGCAAAAAGTTTGCAATCAGGTTTTGATAATGCGCACAAAGGTTTCAGGAAAGCACACAAAACTGGGATCCTTGACTCAGGTGCTAAATATGTAAAAACCGGTGTTTCTCCAGATGAAGCACAAATGTTAGATTCAAGAAAACTTGCTATTGAAGAAGTTGCACGAATGTTCAGAATTCCACCACACATGATTGGTATAACAACTGCTGGCGCTATGTCATATGCGTCAGTTGAACAAAACAATATTAACTTTGTTGTTCACACTCTCAGACCATACATTTCTAAACTTGAAGATGCTTATTCAACTTTGTTACCAAGTGAAGCATTTATGAAGTTTAATGTTGATGGTTTATTGCGTGGAGATTACACAACACGCATACAAGGTTATTCAATTGGTTTGCAAAGTGGTTTCTATTCTGTAAACGATGTGCGTAGGTTTGAAGATCTTCGCCCTGTAGATAATGGTGACATAAATCGTGTTCCTTTGGCAAACATTAATCTTGCCTCATCCGATGTTGTTGAACAAGACAAAAAAGTGGCTATGGCTACCAGACTTGTTGCTGTAGGTTTTGAGCCAGCAAGTGTTCTCAAAGCACTCGACTTGCCAAGTATGGTTCACACAGGTGTTCCACCTAATGCTTTGCAGTCGGTTGTTGCTTTGAACCCTGCCGAACCTGCAACAGTTTACGAGGTCAAATAATGACCTTGATAAGTTCGCAGGTAACTGTTACAACTAGCCCAACACTTCTCATTGCCGGAGACAGCAATCCAGTTTTAGTGCATTTGCATTTACACGACAACACCGACAATGTTTATATAGGCAACTCTGCTGTTACAACTTCAACAGGTTTAAGATTGCCGAAACTTGATTCATTTGAAATCAACCTAATGCCAGGAAACGCTTTGTATGCAATTATTACCACTTCAACAGCCACAGTATCTACTATCAAACAAATAATCTGATGCCATATTTTATTACTAACAAATCACCTGACTGTTCAGGTTGGGCAACTATTAAAGAGAATGGCGAAGTTATGGGCTGTCACGAAAAAAAACAAGATGCTATTGACCAAATGATTGCTGTTTCTATATCTGAAAAGATAGAGCCAGGGGGAGAGCGTGCGCCAGCCCCAAAGAAAGATCAAATCAAAGGTAGTGATGAAAATAAACCTGACAGTGCTAAGGGCGCAGGTGGCAGTATTGATTTTGATGAAGCAACAACAACTGGTTTAAGAAACAAAGTAAAAGAACACAATGAAGATATGGATAAAAAGAACAAACCTGATTACACCAGAACAACTCTTGGACAACTTAAATCAGTTTATAGACGTGGTTCAGGTGCGTATTCAAGTTCACATAGGCCAGGCATATCTCGTGCCCAATGGTCAATGGGTCGCGTCAATGCTTTTCTTTATTTGTTAAGAAACGGCAGACCTGAAAACCCTAACTACACAACCGACAACGATCTTCTTCCAAAGGGACACCCTAAATCAACCCGTAATCTAAGAATTGAGTCTGGTCCTCTTGCTGTAATTGTTGATATTGACGGAACCTTGATTGGTTCTGATGGTCGGATCGAAGAAACAAACACATATTTAGAAGATATGAGTGACACATCTATTTTTATTGTTACCGGCAGAAGCGATTCACGCAGAGATGAAACAGTGAAACAGTTATCGGATCTTGAAATCAAGTACACCCGAATGTTTATGAACACAGGTTCAACTGCAAACACAGAAGATTTTAAGAGAATGACAGCAGAAAAACTTTTAGAGGAATACAACGTAATTATTGCTGTTGATAACAATGAAACTATGCGCGCGATGTACAGGTCACTTGGAATTACTGCATTAAATGTTTCAGATATTCCAGCAAGCCCTAACGATTCAAGAGCAATAAATCAGGATGCCCCACAATATATGAGAGATGCCGCAAAGCGTGGTTTGGAATTAAACGCAGAGGGCAAAGGTGGAGATGGTTTAACAGAGAAAACTATTCGTGAAGCAAGACTTATGGTTGATGGACAAGTTTCAGATGATAAGTGGATAAGAATTGGTGCGTGGATTGCTCGCCATCTTGTTGATTTAGATGCACCTAAAAACAATGATCCAAGCGATTCAGGTTATCCAGGGGCAGGTCTTGTTGCACATTTACTTTGGGGTTCTGGTCCAAGTAAGTCTGACGCAGAGAGAACAATGAAATATGCTGAAAGCGTTGCTGAAAGAATTAGAGAAGAAGAATCAAAGCGTTGGTCAAGTGTTAATATATTACTGATGAAAGAAAAGGAAACAAAAATGAAAAACAAAGTGGAACGCAGAATCAAAAACAATGTTGATTTTGAGTTAAGAATACAAGACGGACAAACAGATGGCATGCACTTCACCGGCTATGCCGCAGTATTCAATTCTGATTCTGAACCACTTCCTTTTACTGAAAGAATAATGCCTGGAGCGTTCAAGCGATCCTTAAAATCTCGTAATGAAATTAAACTTTTTATGAACCACAATATGGACAAAGTGCTTGGTTCCACTCGCGCTAAAACATTAAAACTTACTGAAGACTCAACCGGTTTATTAGCAGAAGCAATTTTACCTGACACAACTGATGGTCGCGATCTATCTGTCCTAATGCAAAGAGGTGACGTGAACTCTATGTCATTTGGTTTCTCTGTCCCTAATGGTGGAGATCGTTGGTCAAGCGATGGACAAACAAGAGAATTAAAAGAAGTAAGACTACACGAAGTTTCAATTGTTACAGGTTTTCCAGCCTACGAATCAACCTCAGCCACAGTAAGATCTATGGACATACTTGCTGAAGCCGCAGGTGTAGATGCAGATATGTTAGAAGTTGTTATGGAAAAATTACACAACGGCGAAATGTTGTCAAGCGATCAGGCTGACTTTATGATGGAAATTGTTTCTAAACTGAGAGAAGATAAACCTATGGACACTTCAAGTGAAGACGATTATGACAAAACTGTTATGGAAGAATTAGCATCCCTTGAAATTAAACGCAAACACCTTGACCTACTGTTTAATGCAACTTCGTGAACAAAGAAGATATTAAGTCAGCGATCTTAAAAGCGACAGGCAATCCTGAATCAGGGTCAATCGTTGAGTTTGTTGATGCTATGACTGATGCTGTTTGGAACATTGATCATCCCGAAGCAAAATCATTCAGCCCTGTAAAAGAAACCAGAGTGCAAGAAGTTAAAGAAACACGATAGTTGACGTCGAATAATTGTAATGATAGATGATTGGAACCACCTCTATTACTAACTGTTGTGTGAGCCACACAGAAAAAACAAATCAACCTTTTTAGGAGAAAAATGTCAGACTATATTAAACAACAAATCGATGCACGCGCTCGTGCTTGGGAAGAAGCAAAAACACTTCTTGACAGCGCCGCAGCAGAGAAACGCGATCTAACAGCAGAAGAAAATGAAAAGTATGACCGCATCAATGCTGATTTAGTTAATCGTGGAAGAGTAATCGAAACCATCAAAGAAGATCAAGAACGCGAAATGCGCGCTGTTGAGTCAATGAAAGGTTTAGAATCACAAGCCCGACCACAAGAAGTTGTTTCAGCATCAACTGATGCAGATGCAATTCGTTCCCTTGCTCGTGGCGAAATGCGTTCACATACCTTTGAAAAAAGAGATGTAACAAAGAGTTCAACAGGTTCACCTGTTCCAACTTCTTTCTATGACCAAGTTCTATTGCTTGCAAGACAATCTGGTCCAATGTTGGAAACTTCAACGATCTTAAACACTGCTGGTGGAGAATCATTACAAATTCCGTCAATTGCAACTTACTCATCCGGCACAGTTGCCGCAGAGGGTGCAGCAATCGGTGAATCAGATCCAGTATTCAATTCATTTGTAACACTTGGTGCATTTAAGTATTCTTTCTTGACCCAAGTTTCACGTGAACTAATTGAAGACTCAGGTGTGGACATTCTTGGTTTCTTAGCATCCCAAGTTGGTCAATCACTAGGGTTCTCAGTAAACACAGCATTAACAACTGGTACAGGAACAGTTGAACCAAACGGATTAGTTAGCCGTGCAGGTTCAGCAGTAACCGGTACTTCATTAACCCCAACAGCAGATAACCTAATTGATTTGGTTTATGCCGTTGATTCATCAGGTCGCAGACTTGCTGGCACAGGGTTCCAAATGAATGCAAGTTCAATTGCTGCAGTTAGAAAACTTAAAGATGGACAAGGACAATACTTGTTTGCACCATCTTTGACAGCCGAAGCAAGAGACTTGCTACTTGGTTATCCAATTTACGAAAACCCAGCGATGGCAACTGCCGCATCTGCTGTGAAACCCGTAATATTTGGTCACTTACCAAGTTACTATGTAAGACAAGTTGGTGGCTTGAAGTTAGATCGTTCAGACGATTTTGCTTTTGCCAATGATTTAGTTACTTTCAGAGCAACTTTCAGAGTTGATGGAAACCTAATTCAGACCAGCCACGTCAAGTTCTTCAAGTCAAGCAACTCCTAATACGAGTCTGATTTGATTAATCGTTTGGCACTTGGAGCGCAGGCCGAGTGTCAAACCAAATTCGAGTCCATCCTCTTGTAGGGTGGACTCACCTGCTATTTATGGGAGTCTGCGCTTGAATAAAAAAGTTAAAACAAAAACAAATCCAAGAGTTTTATGGGTGTCTAATGCACCTTGGGCTGGTACCGGTTATGGTCAGCAAACAGCACAAGTTGTTACAAGATTAAAAAAAGATAATTATGAAGTTGCTGTTGCATCAAATTATGGCTTAGAAGCAAACAATACTTCTTGGAATACTTCTAGTGGTTCTATTCCTATTTATGCAAGAGGACACGACCAATGGTCAAATGATGTGATTCCAGCACATATGTATGACTGGACTAATCGGGATCCTGAAGCAAAAAGTTTGTTGATAACTTTATTTGATGTTTGGGTTTTTAAGGGAGAGAAGTGGGCTGATTGGAATGTTGCCTCTTGGGTTCCAATCGATCATCTACCTGCGCCTGTAGATGTTGTTAAGTGGTGTGCTCAACCTAATGTTTCACCGATTGCTATGAGCCGGTTTGGTCAAGACATGTTGCAAAGAGAGGGCATTGAAAGTTTTTATGTGCCCCACGCTATTGAATCTGTTTTCAAGCCAACACATTATTTACCTGAAATAAAAATGACCCCTAGAGAGTTTATGGGAATACCTGAGGATGCTTATGTTGTTGGAATGAATGCAGCAAACAAAGGTGTTTATCCTTGTCGAAAAGCGTTTGGTGAAAATCTTTTAGCCTTTTCAATGTTTGCTCAAGGGAAAGATAATGTGTATTTGTATTTACATACTGATGCATCCGGATCTTTAGGTGGGATCAGGTTACTGGATTTGATTCAGGCTGTTGGTATTCCTAAAGAAAAAGTTGTTTTTGCTGATCCGTACTTGTTGAGAACTGGTTTGAGTTTAGAAACGTTGGCCGGAATATATACGGCTATGGATGTTCTGTTGGCTACCTCTTATGGTGAGGGGTTCGGTATTCCAACGATTGAGGCACAAGCCTGTGGGACTCCTGTGATTGTTTCAGATTTTGCGGCATCTGCTGAACTGGTTGGGGATGGTTGGAAAATTGGTGGGCAACCTCTTTGGGATGCACCACAGAAAGCATTTTTTCATGTTCCTAATGTAAATGAAATTGTTAATGCTTTATCAGAAGCATTTAAGCGTGGCAAGGGTAGATCCGAGAAAGCAATTGAGTTTGCTAAACAGTACGAGGCCAACCATGTTTATGAAACTCATTGGAAACCAACGCTGAGGGCAATTTTAGAAAAGAAAACACCTGTAACAACTCCCGATATAGAAAAGCACTAAACATGGCTAAAAAGGGCTTTATTTTGACGATTTGGGGCATCTGATGATTCCGGCTATGGTTGTTCCTGTCCTTACCCGACACGATTTGTTAGACAGAATGATTATGTCAATTAACTACCCTGTCAAAGATCTTGTCATTATCAACAATGGTGCAAAAGATTACGACTATTTACCTGTATGGAATCAGTGGATCAGTAAAATCTGGCATCTCAGAATGCCGTCAAATCTTGGTGTTGCCTCATCTTGGAACTTAGGCATCAAGTCTTTGCCTAACTCTGATTGGTGGTTAATAACAAATTTTGATGTTGAATGGGGTGGGGACTCACTTAAAATGTTTAATGAGTTGTCTAGCCCAAACAAACTTTTATTATCAAATGGTGCACCTAGTTGGTGTGCTTTTTCAATTGGTTGGAAAGTTGTAGATAAAGTTGGGTTGTTTGATGAAGCCTTACATCCAGCATATTTTGAGGACAATGATTATGAAAGACGCTGTAAAGAAGTTGGTATTGATGTCTCTGATAGTTTTATTCCTTTGGCTCACGATAATTCATCAACTCTCAAAGCAGGCTTTCAGGCAAAGAACAATGAAACTTTTGACAACAATGCTAACTATTACCAGAACAAAGTAAACAACAAAGACTTTTCTCAGGGTGCTTGGTCGATTAGGCGCAGGAGACAAAATTCGTGGGACTAAGAGTGTACACAGGTGGCACTTTTGATTTGTTTCACGTTGGTCACCTTAATTTGTTGAAACGCTGTTATGAGATAGCAGGATCATCAGGGCAAGTAATTGTGTCACTTAATACAGATGAGTTTGTTTACAAATACAAAAACAAAACCCCTGTTATTCCATACGAGGATCGCAAAGCAATTCTGGAGTCTTGTAGATATGTTGATTCAGTAATTGAAAACTATGGGCAAGAGGACTCTAAAGAGTCTATTGTTTTGGCACATTCAATTGATGTTGTTGCTATCGGATCGGATTGGGCAAGAAAGGACTATTACAAACAAATGAATTTTACACAAGACTGGTTAGATGAACAAAACATAAGTTTGATCTATATTCCCTACACTAAAAGTGTTTCAAGTACACAGATAAAAACTTATTTATGATTGTTGTTGGCACAACCCCAGGCAGAGAAGACTGGTTAAAACAATGCTTGAAATCAATACACAGACCTGTTCTAGTGTTATCGGATCACAGTTTTGAGTTAGGCAAGATCCATACTATTTTTCACAAAACCAATATAGATCGGTTTATGTTTTTACAAGACTCTGTTGTGATTAAAGATCAGGGCGTGTTTGATTTACTTGACAAAGAACAAGGTTCTGTTGCTTTTACAAATGATCCTGTTCCCTTTGGAATGTTTATGGGTGTTTATGAAAGAATAGTGTTAGAAAAAGTGTTTATACCAGTTCCGGCTACTAAGGCAGAGTCAATACAATACGAACTTGAGTGGACAAAGATCTACTGTAGCCAAGCCCCTCAGTTAAAAACTGCCTACCCTGAATTATGTGACCAAAATGCTACCAGAAAAGAAGTTGTGTTTGGACGAGAAAACCTTGTGCTGGAAAATGATTACCTAATAAAATACAAAGGCAATTGGGGTCAAATTTTTTAGACTAGACTTGTGGTGAGAGTTTAGGAGTTATTTTGGCAATTACAAACGGATATGCCACACTAGCAGAAGTCAAAAGTGCGTTACGCATAACTGATTCTGTTGATGACACTTTGCTGGAAATGGCAGTTGAATCTGCTTCCAGACTGATAGATGGATATGCAGGTAGATTTTTTTATTCAGCAGGAACAGCAACCAGATATTTTGTTGCATACGATGATTACAATGTTGAAATAGATGACATTTCATCTTCAACAATTACTTTGTCCTCATCAAATAATGCTGATGGGGTTTTTAATAATGTTTGGAGTGTTAACGATTACCAACTTGAACCACTAAATGGTATTGCAGATGGACAGCCTTTTCCATTTACAAGCATTAGGGCAATCGGACAATATCTTTGGCCTATATCAGGTGGGGAAGCGTTAATCAAATTATCTGCTGTTTATGGTTGGCCATCCGTTCCGATAGCAATTAAACAAGCAACCATTATTCAAGCCTCAAGGATCTTTAAGAGATTAGACAGCCCACTAGGTGTAGCCGGCTTTGGCGATCTCGGTGCAATTCGTGTTTCATCACAACTAGATCCCGATGTTGCACAACTTGTTTCTGTTTATCGCAGAATGAGAAACTTTATTTAATGGCACTCATTTCAGATCTAAGAACAGCAATTGCAAATAACCTTGCAACTATAACTGGACTAAGAACAAGTGCGACACTTCCAGACAACCCTAATCCACCGATTGCCTTAGTCACCCCAATCTCTGTATCCTTTGATGATGCTTTTAGAAAAGGCATGCAAACCTACACTTTTGTTATCTCTGTCATTGTTGGAAGAGTTGATGAAAGAACAGCACAAAACAAACTTGATGCCTATGTTTCAAGCACAGGATCTTCAAGCATTAAATTAGCCGCAGAGTCAGACAAAACACTTGGTGGATACGCATACGATTGTCGTGTGACCGAAATGAGAAATTATGGTCAGATCACAATTGGTGATGTAATATATTTAACAGCAGAGTTCACACTACTTTGCTACGCAGACTAATTAACAAACAGGAGAAATAAATGGCTAAATTTGCCGCAGTCGATCACAAAATTACTGTTAATGGTACAGATTTCAGCGCAAACTTAAACAGCGTGGAATTAGCATTAACAGCAGACGAATTAGAAACAACAGCATTTGGTCAATCATTCAGAACCAGAATTGGTGGACTTAAAACCGGAACAGTAACACTTAACTTTATGCAAGACTTTGCAGCAAGTTCTGTAGATGCAACACTTAACCCACTACTTGGAACTATTGCAACAGTTGTAATACAAGCAACTGGAACAGTTACATCCACGTCACCTAAGTACACGGCAGAATGCCTTGTCACACAGTATTCTCCATTTGCAAGTTCAGTAGGCGATATAGCCACACTTTCTGTAACTTGGCCAACAACTGGAACAGTGACAAGAGGAACTGTCTAAATATGAAACTCAACTTGCGCGTTACATATTCAGGAGCAACACCAAAAGAAGTTACCTGTTCTGCTAAAGATCTAGTTGCGTTTGAAGAAAGATTTGACAGGTCAGTTGCAAAACTCGAATCAGAGTTCAAACTGACTGACCTGTTTTATCTTGCTTGGCATTCTGAAAAAAGAACCAATTCAACTAAAAAAG